TGGTGCTAGCCGCAACATTCTTGGATTTGCAAAGATCCTTGGATGAAGCGGCTTTGGAACATCCTGCTCTCACTTGGTGGCAGAAATGGGGTCGCCCCCTTTGCCTGCTCACCGCGCCCGTGCTCGCTGGAATCTTCGCTGGTGTTGGAGTTGTTAAGGCTGCCCAATATGCCTACAACTCCTGGCCTTCCACCGCTCGTCCTTCGAAGCCACAGTTCCTAATTCCATCAGGAGCTATGGACTCGAGAAACACCAAGAAGTCTGATCGTCGTCTGAAACTCACAACGTCTCTCAAGCATCGTCCCAATCGTGTGCGTGTCGCCAAGGCCCAGAAGAACTCTGTTGACCTATCCGCTCAGGACTTGATCTATCACAAGATCGCTCCTGCGGTGGTTCAGGTCACTCTTCTTCATCCATCTGGTCGAACGTATTCGATGCGTGGAACAATGATTTGTGGTCAGCGTCTGCTGATTACACGTCATTTGTTCTATGAGGATGATGTAGGACTAGTGCCCACTGGAACTCCCTTCTCCGTAACGACTACGAATGGCTGCACCTATACGGACCTCTTCGATCCTGATCGTCTGGTGGAATGGGAGGGACGTGACGCGTGTGTGTATCAACTACAACACTGTCGCTCCTTCTCGGATCTCACTAAGCATCTCATCCGTGAGGAAGATTTGCTTTTCCATCAGACAACGAACGCTGCCCTCATTGCTTTCGATGCTTCCCGTATGATGATCACCCAGAAGCAAGTGGGTCGTGCTAAGCTTGGAACAGCTCGCACTGACGGTGCCGTGACTTACAAGATTGGAACGACCCAACATCGAACTGCTGAATATTGGGAATACCCGTTCCCTACCGAGGATGGTGACTGTGGATCTCCCATAGTCGCTCTTGACACTTCATTGTGTCGAAAGCTGCTTGGAATCCATGTTGCCGGAATTGGTGGTGGAATTGGTCTTGCTGATATTGTGACCTACGAGATGCTGAAGGAAGCTGCTGAGGAGTTGGACCCGTTAGTGCCCCCCAACGTGATTGGAAACCCCTTGCCACGCGAAGCCCAAGCGCAAATGACTGAACTGGCTCTCGAATCTCTCCCTGGAGGGAATTGTGAACCAGTCGGTCAATTGTTGCCTGGGTGGGCAAACCTGACCCCAAGTCGCACTGATTTCGAACCTTCACCTATCTTCGATCTCGTGCGACCCCATGTTCGTGTCCCCGCTGCTCTCTCACCGTTTGATTCGCGTCTCTCTCATCTCTCCGACGCTGACCGCAATCTCTTCGCTCGAGGACAGGAAAAGTACACTGGACTAATGCCACTCTTCAAACCTGAAGTGTTGGCTGAAGTCCGGGAGTACCTGCTGTCCAAGACGATGGGTTTGCCTCCTGCCCCTGGATGCCCTCCTCGAGTTTTGACGATTGATGAAGCCGTTGCTGGACTCCCCGGAGTCGAGTATATGGATGCCATCAATCCGAAGAGCTCACCTGGATTTCCCTGGAAACGTGCTGCTGCTGGATTCCCTGGAAAGGAAGCGTACATTGTGTTCGATGAAAGTGAACAGAAGTGGAAAATCCGTGATGACCATCATGGACAAGAACTTCGTTCACGAGTAGAAGAATACATTGAACGTGCTCGACGGCTTAAGCGATCCCCCTCTGCCTGGACTGACTGCCTCAAGGATGAACTCCGACCAATTGAGAAGGC